GTTTGGGTAAAGAACGATCAGGTGGTCGTGGAGACAAACGATTTAGAGAAGCGGATGCAAGGATTAATATTTCTCCAGACACGCCATCATCGATGAGTGTAGAAGAAGCGATGGGTGCGATTAAAAATATGTACATCAAACCCGGCAAGATTGAAGAAATTGTTAGATCGGGTCGCAAAGTAACAGGCAAAGATTTATTGGTAGCCAGTATTAAAGATGGCAAAGTGGTATCTAAGAAAGCTCCATATCAATACAAAGAAGGTGGTATGACACCATTTGGGATGGATGTTTCTCAGTTGTAATGCAGATTAATTCACAAACGATACAGAACATCAGCAATCTTTCTTACGATGAGAAGCTGGAGTTGCTTAAACAACTCGAAGAATTACAAAAAGCCAAGTTTAGAGAAGATTGTCAGGGTGACTTTATTACTTTTGTAAAGTCGGTTTGGCCCGCATTTATAGAAGGGGATCACCACAAGATCATGGCTGAAGAGTTTGGTCGTGTTGTCAATGGCGATTTAAAGCGTTTGATTATCAATATGCCCCCTAGACATACCAAAAGTGAGTTTGCGTCTTATTTGTTGCCTGCGTGGTTTCTAGGACACAAGCCAGAAGGAAAGGTGATTCAGACTGCACACACCGCAGAACTCTCAGTGGGTTTCGGTAGAAAGGTGCGTAACTTGGTTGGCTCAAAGGATTACCAAAAGATATTTGATACTGTAAACCTGCAAGCCGATAGTAAAGCTGCGGGTCGATGGAATACCAACAAAGGCGGTGAGTATTTTGCGATTGGTGTTGGCGGTGCTGTAACAGGTAAAGGTGCGGATTTATTGATCATTGATGATCCACACTCAGAGCAGGAAGGTGCAAGTGCCGATCCCAAAGTATTTGATAAGACTTTTGAATGGTACACCTCAGGTCCTCGTCAGCGTTTACAACCGGGCGGTGCGATTGTGGTGGTAATGACCCGATGGCACAAACGAGATTTGACTGGAAACCTATTGAAAACCAGTATGAAGCGTGGCGGAGAAGAATGGAGAGTCATTGAGTTTCCTGCAATCCTGCCTTCAGGTAAGTCACTTTGGCCCGGCTTTTGGAAGATAGAAGAACTTGAAGCCCTTAAAGAAGAGCTTCCTGTTTCAAAATGGTCTGCACAATATCAGCAAGACCCAACCAGTGAAGAAGGTGCATTGGTTAAAAGAGAGTGGTGGAAACGATGGGAAGAAGATCGACCACCGCATTGTGAGTTTTTAATTCAGTCTTGGGACACCGCATTTCTTAAAACAGAGCGTGCCGACTATTCGGCTTGCACGACATGGGGAGTGTTTTACACAGACGATGAAGATGGGAGAATGGCTCCCAATTTGATTTTGCTCGATGCGTTTAAAGAACGATTGGAGTTTCCAGAACTGAAGAAAGTGGCTTATAAGACATGGCAGAAGTATGAACCCGATGCGTTCATTGTCGAGTCGAAAGCCGCAGGAACACCCTTAATCTTTGAATTGAGATCAATGGGGATTCCTGTATCAGAATTTAGCCCATCGAGAGGGAACGATAAAATAGCAAGAGTGAATGCGGTTGCAGATTTGTTTGCAACTGGAATAGTCTGGGCACCGGAAACCCGATGGGCAGATGAGGTCATTGAAGAGTTTGCGGCTTTTCCGAATGCAGAGCATGACGATTTAGTGGACTCCAGCACTCAGGCTTTGTTAAGATTTAGACAAGGTGGTTTTGTCAGTCTTTACTCCGATGAAGAAGATGAACCCTTTTACGCAAGTAAAGCAGAGTATTATTAATTATGGCAATAGAAAAAATAACACCCGCAACTCCAATAGAAGGAGAGCTAGAAGCAAGCGTTGAAATAGATATTATTGAGCCTAACGGTGCAGAAATGACCGAAGATGGCGGAATGATTATTGATTTTAATCCAGATGCTTTTGACCAAAGCGATGACTTTTTTGCAAACCTAGCAGAAGAGATATCTGAAGATGATCTTCAAATGTTGGCAACAGAGCTTGTTGGTCAGTATCAAGGTGATAGAGATTCTAGGAATGATTGGGAAGAAACTTATATAAAAGGTTTGGATCAATTAGGCTTAAAGATTGAAGATCGAACTCTACCTTGGCCCGGAGCGTGTGGTGTTTTTCACCCAATGCTTACAGAGGCTGTGGTTCGATTTCAAAGTCAGGCAGTCGGTGAGATATTTCCAGCTTCAGGACCAGTAAATACTAAAATATTTGGCAAGGTTACTCCTGAAAAAGAACAACAATCAAAAAGAGTTCAGGAATATATGAACTACTTATTGACTGATAGAATGACTGAATACCGAACTGAGACTGAAAAACTTTTGTTTTCTTTGCCATTAGCGGGTTCAGCATTTAGAAAAGTTTATTACGATCCAAACATGGATAGACCATGTGCGATTTTTGTTCCTGCTGAAGATTTTATTGTGTCTTATGGTGCAACCGATCTTCAAATGGCAGAACGATCTACACACATTATGAAAAAAAATGCGAATGATGTGCGTAAACTACAGGTATCAGGTTTTTATAGAGACATTGATTTGCCTGATCCATCGCCCGATCCAGATGATATTCGTAAAAAATACGATGAATTAACAGGCGATAGCTCAACTTATGACTTTGATAATCGCTATACGCTGTTAGAAATGATGGTGAACTTAGATTTACAAGGCTTTGAAGATACTGATGAGGAAGGAAACGAGACAGGCATTGCATTGCCTTATGTAGTTACCATTGATGTTTCAAGCAATAGCATCTTATCAATTCGTAGGAATTGGTACGAGAAAGACAACAATCGAATGATGCGACAACACTTTGCACATTATCAATATTTACCGGGTCTTGGATTTTATGGATTTGGTTTAGTGCATTTAATTGGTGGATTGGCAAAATCTGCTACTTCTTTATTAAGACAGCTAGTAGATGCAGGAACACTATCAAACTTGCCGGGTGGTCTAAAGTCCAGAGGGCTTAGAATTAAAGGGGATGATACTCCAATTATGCCGGGTGAGTTTAGAGATGTAGATATTCCCGGTGGTGCAATTAGGGACAACATTACATTTCTTCCTTACAAAGAACCTTCAGCAACTCTTTATCAGTTGCTAGGAAACATTGTTGAAGAAGGAAGAAGGTTTACCAGTGCATCAGATTTGAATGTCAGCGACATGAACTCAGAAGCTCCAGTTGGAACAACACTGGCGATTCTTGAAAGAAGCATGAAGGTTATGACTGCTATACAATCTAGGCTTCACGCTTCAATGAAACAAGAGTTTAATATCTTGGTTAATGTAATTAAAGACTTTACCTCTCCATCTTATCCTTATGAGGTTGATGCAGAGTCTGACATTAAAATGGAAGATTTTGATGACAGAATTGATGTGCAACCTGTGTCTGATCCAAACTCAGCCACAATGTCTCAAAGGATAATGCAGTATCAAGCAGCACTTCAGTTGGCTCAACAATCGCCACAGATTTATAATTTGCCTGAATTACACAGACAAATGCTAGATACATTAGGCATTAGAGATGCAGACAAGATTGTTCCGCTAGGCGATGATGTAAAAGCTGCTGATCCAGTCAGTGAAAATATGAATATGATTAATGGTGAGCCAGTTAAAGCATTTGAGTATCAAGATCAAGAAGCACACATTAGAGTTCATATGAGTGCTATACAAGACCCAGAGTTGGCTCAAATGGGCGCAAACAACCCACAAGGTATGCAGTTACTACAAGCATCTTTAGAGTCTCATGTGAGAGAACATTTGGCATTTCAATATCGTAATGAGATTGAAAAAGAATTGGGCATTGAACTTCCACCATTGGGTGAGCCATTACCAGAAGATATTGAGAAACGATTGTCATCTATGGTTGCAGAAGCTGCGGAAAGATTATTGCAGAAAAACCAAAGAGAAGTGCAACAACAACAAATTCAAGAACAAATGCAAGACCCATTGGTTCAAGCAAAAATGCGAGAGCTTGATATCAAACAAGCTGAAGTACAGCGCAAGGCTCAAGCCGATATGGTTGATGCACAAGTTGATATGCAAAAGGCTCAAAGCCGTGATGCTATTGAGCTTGAGAGAATTAGGTCGCAAGAAAAAATTGCTGATGCCAGCGTGAAACAAAAACTGGTTAGCGATGTAATTGATGCTCAAGTAGAGGGCGAAAAGATTGAAAGTGAAGAAGCAACCAAAGCTGCAGAGATTGCATCAAGGCTTGCATCTACTATAACATCGGGCAATACTAATGAGCAGTGATATGCTAATTGAAAAATTTAAGTCAAGAATACGAGACTTAATGAATGATAGAGCAGATAATATTGCTACAGGAAGTTGTACTAGTTTTGATGAATATAAACATCAATCTGGTGTAATCGAGGGCTTAGCCCTTGCAGAGCGTGAACTCTTAGATATAATCCAAGAATTAGAACGACTCTAAATCGGCATAGTGCCGCAAGGTAACTCGGAAACCTTTAATAATTCCGTGCAAAGAGGTGGT